AGTTGTCTAAGTTCTTAATCAAACACAAACACTTTTCACCATTTCGGCATCAACACATTATGCTGATTATCAAGGCACCCGAATTTGTAATGAGACAAGCATATAAGCATGTCGTTGGGATAGAAACCACATCTAATCATCCAACAAAAGACCACGCTTGGAATGAGATTAGTGGTCGTTATATGGAAGTAGAAGATTTTTATTATCCTGAAGTATGGAGAAAACAGTCTGATGATAACAAACAAGCTTCGGAAGGTGAGTTAGATGATTTACAACAAAAACGAATGTCTGAGATTTATAAACAATATATGAGACAAGTAGAGATGACTTATGAAAGAATGATTGATTCTGGTATGGCAAAAGAACAAGCTCGAATTGTTTTACCTCTTTCACAATACACTCAAGTTTGGTGGACAGCTTCATTTCAATCTGTGATGAATTTTATAGAGTTAAGAGATGAACCTACAGCACAAGTAGAGATACAAGAATACGCAAGAGCATTAAAGAAAATAATGTTAGATGTATTTCCTGAAACCACTAAACTATGGAGTGAAATTTATTTGAATGAGGATTAAGAATGTTACATATCAAAAAGCTTGTCATTTAATAGCATCAAATATTCGTGATTTAATAAAAACTCACACTACCTCAGTATTGGGGTTAGCGACAGGTTCAACACCTATTGGAATTTATCAAGAACTATCTAAGATGAGAGATACAAACTTTTCTGATACGATTACTTTTAATCTTGATGAATATGTTGGATTAAATGGATGGCATCCACAATCATACAATCATTTTATGTATGAACATCTATTTGCTAATTTAACATTTAAAAAACGATATTTTCCAAGTGTAAATGGAGTAGCTTTATATGATGATTTAATAGACGCTTATGGTGGTATTGATATACAGATACTTGGTATTGGAACTAATGGACATATAGGATTTAATGAACCAAACACACCAAGAGATTCAAAAACTCATGTGGTTGATTTAACAGAGAATACAATTAAAGATAATAGTAGGTTTTTTGATTCTATAGATGAAGTTCCCTCACGAGCAATAACAATGGGAATAGAAACTATTATGAATACAAAACGAATTTATTTAGTAGCACAAGGTAAACATAAAAAGGATATTTTAGAGAAGGCAATATATGGAGATATAACTCCTGAAGTCCCTGCTTCATTTTTACAAGAACATGATAACTTAAAGGTATTTTATTGTGATTGATAAGATAATGATTGTATCACACCCAGATGATGAAGCACTATTTGGTGGAGCTGAATTATTATCACACCCAAAAGAATATAAAGTTGTAGTAGTAGATGAATATCATAATGAAGTTAGAAAAAAAGAACTTAAAAATTCTATGAAATTTATAGGTATAAAGGAATATGAACATTGGACTGGATACAAAGGTGGTGAAGATTATTATAGAGAGAAACTTATCTATGAACTGTTAAGAGTTTTGAGAGAAAGAAAATATACAAAGATAGTAACGCATAACAAACAGGGTGAGTACGGACATCCAAGACATAGAGCTTTACATGATGTGTTAAATCATTTAAGACCAGAATTATTATGGTGTTTTGATAAAAATCATGATATTAGATTACCACAAGATTTATTATTAAAGAAAAGAGATTTATTAAAAGTGTATGGAAGTCAAACAGATGTATTGAATTGGTTTAGTCCCTGGTACGAAAAAATAACAAAGGTTAATAAATGAACGGTTGGATATTATATAAAAATCCTATAGAAGAGTCTTGGGAAACTCAAAAACTTATAGAAGAATTTGAGAAACAAGAAATTAAGGTTCGAGTAGTGCACCCAGACGCTGTAGATATTTTTGTAGATAGAGATGATAGGAAAAGTATTTTGGTTGATGGTAAGGCGAGAACACTTCCAGATTTTGTAATACCACGAACAGGTAGTGGAACAACTTACTTTATTAAAGCAATTATTCGACATTTAGAGCGGTTGGGAGTGATACTTATTAATGGTAGTGATTCGATAGATAATGTTAAAGATAAGTTATACACACAACAAGTATTAGGACAATCAAATCTACCAGTACCAAAAACACTATTGGTTAAACACCCAATTAATGTAGAATTTGTAGAAAAGAACATAGGATATCCTGCAATTATAAAAACTCTTAGTGGTTCTTTTGGAGCAGGTGTATTTCTGTGTGAGAATAGAAACCAATTACAACAATTATTGAAAATGGCAGAGATAACGAAACCAAGTTACAATATTATCATTCAAGAATTTATTAAAGATTCTCATGGTAAAGATTTGAGAGTGCTTGTTGTCAATGGTAAAGTTGTTGGTTGTATGATGAGACAATCAGTAGATGGTGATTTCAGAGCTAATATCACAAGAGGTGGTGAAGGTATTCCATATCAAATTGATGCAGATATAGAATGGTTGGGTGGTGAATCTGCAAGATTACTTGGTTTGGATATAGCAGGAGTGGACTTGTTATTTGATGGGGATTCGTATAGTATATGTGAGGTTAATTCTTCACCAGGATTTGAGGGAATGGATAAATATTGTAAAACAAATATTGCAGAACAAATAGTTACTTATGTTAAACACAAAATAGGTCAATGATAATAATTAACACAATGGAAAAGTTGTCCGATACTTTTAAGAAGATTCGGAAACAACCACTTATATATTTACAAATGTATTCCGATGTGAATAAACATCCAAAAGAGAATCGTGTATCGTGTTATTATATTAGAACTTTACAGAATGAATATATTATACCAGTTCATCATAATGAAAGGTTTTCAGAAGATACACTATATTGGAATACAAGTTCAGCAATACTTGTATCTGATTTAAAATCTTATAAACATTGTTCAATGATAAATTCAACAGAAGTATATGATTTGAATTGGTGTCATTATATGAAAACAAATGAACCATATGATTTTGATAAACATTTAACAAATGCACATCATCATAATTATAGATTACATTATGAGAAAGAAAATGTAAATGATGTTATTCCATTAGTAAAACATGCCGAATACTTTAGTAATTTATCAGAAGACTTAATTAGAAATTTTGAAAAAGATTATGACCAAACTATCTTGGAAGTTTTATTAAAAATAGAAAAGAATGGAATAAAAACCACAGATAGTATGGTTTTTAGTGAATATAATCCCTATACATCAACGGGTAGACCAAGTAATAGGTTTGGTGGTATGAACTTCGCAGCTCTGAATAAATCAGACGGAAGTAGAAAACAATTTATCAGTAGACATAAAGGTGGAGTATTGGTTGAGTTTGATTTTGATGCATACCATCCACGATTGATTGGAGATTTAATTGGTTATGAATTCCCGAATGGTTCGGCACATGAACACTTAGCAAAAACATATGGATTGAGTTATGATGAAGGAAAATCATTAACTTTCAAGTATTTATATGGTGGTATAACTACTGAAATGAAAGAAAACCCGTTCTTTGGTATGGTAGACGAGTATATAAAGGACTTGTGGGGTGTATATAAAAGACAGGATTTCATAGAATCAGATATTTATTATCGGAAAATATACAGGAAAAATATGCAATCTATGAATCCGAATAAAGTATTTAATTATAAAGTACAATTGTTAGAAACAGAAAATAACATTAGGATTTTAAATACTCTATTACCAGAGATAGAGAATGGAGAGTATGCTAGTAGATTAGTGTTGTATAATTACGATTCTTTTTTGCTTGACTTTGATAAGGAAGATGGGTTAGATTATCTAAAGAAAGTAAAGGGTATATTAGAACAAGATGGTAAATATCCAACTAAAGTATCAATGGGAGATAACTATCATGAGATGCGAGACATAACAGAGAAATTTAATGTATAGTTTAAAAGACATATTAATTGAATCATTAAAAAATTACAAATATTTTCGTCCATATAAACATGATGAAATTGAAGAGGAAATAGATGAGTATTTTAGAAATGATTATACTCAATCCAAATTGCCAAAAATGTGGAAAGATAGAGATGATGGTAGGAGCAGTATAAAAACTGCACCATACGAATTTTTTGATGAAACAGAATTAAGGGCTATAAGTAATACTGATGTAGGTGAAATATTGGATACTCATCCTGATGATAGATTGGAAAAGGCCATTGAAATGGCTAAAAAATATAAAAAAAATTATAAAAGAATTATAGATGGTATTAAAAAGAAAGTTCCATTTGCACCACCTATCGTGATTAAAGATAATAAAGGAACTTTATATTTATTAGGTGGAAATACACGATTGATGTTAGGTGTGGCATTGGGTTATAATCTTCCAGTAAAAGTATCGCCGTGGAGTAAGGAAATTAAATGATAACAGATATTAAAAAAATACTTACAGAGTTAAGTTATAGAGTTCATGATGGAAGTCCTGATTTCGAAAATGAACAACACTTGATTAAGTTGTATGATGTGTTGAAAGAATTCAAATGGCCTGCTGATGCTCGTATCGAGTTAATAAAAACACTTACAGAGGCTAAATTTGATAGTGGTGGGTTTGGTGAAGTTTATGGTGATAAACGAGGTGATAATCCACACGATGCTATTAAAAAATATGTAGATGATTTTGTTAAAAGATTAGCTAAAGATTCAAGTACAGGTGGAAAAGTAAGTATTAGAAGTATGGAAGTGGTTAACTTAAAAAAAGGAAAAGAACCATCGGTACAAGTAGTTTTAGATTTAAAAGAAATTGGTAGAGATAGTAGAGGTCCTGTTGTTGATGCTGCACAAAAAATATTTATTAATAAAGTTAGATTGCAAAAAGGTGGATGGAAAAAACATACACAATCAGTAAGTGGTAAATTGCCATGGAGACCAAAGTATGTTAATATTCTTATAGCATTTAAGGGATTGAAAACAGGTAAAGCTGCAGGTGCAACTACTACTGATATGAAAGAGGGAATGGTAGGTTTAATGTTTCAGAGTGATGTTAAATCTCCAGTTACACCACAAAATATAAAGAAAATTCTTTCTATATTAATAAAGAATATAAGTGGAATACAAGGTGAAAGTTCTAAAACAAAAAGTGATATAAAGAAATGGTTAAGTGGATTACCAACAGAAAAACCTAAAAAAGATATTTTAAATCAATTAAATGACCCATTATCTATTGCATTAAAATGTAAATCAAGTTATGGTTCTTGGAAGTGGGATAGAGATAAATTACATTCTTCTGCTAGAAGTACTGCAAAAGGTATTACAGGTTTACATCCTGATAAATGGAATCCAGCAGATGCTTTTCTTGTAAAAGGTTCACCTACAATAAGTGCTGGTACGGGTGATTCTGAAGTAGAACGAATTGCTCCATTAAATAATTTATTCGTATCCGATTGGGGAGCTACGGATGGTAATATTGTCGGTGTATCTTTAAAACAGGCAAAAGCACAAGCTGGTAAAGGAAAAGGATATTTAAAGAGTTGGGATTCTTTAACAACAAAATTTGATTATAATTTAACTAAAGGTGAACAAGAATTACCTGATGAAGAACCAAGTGGGTGGGCAGTTTCAGTATCAGACCAAATAAGTGAGTGGAGAAAAGAAATATCTGGTAAATTAGATAGTAGTAGATATTCTTATAAATATGGTTCAGATTTTAACATCGGAATAGATGATAAGGGTAAACTAACTGGTGTTAAAAGTGCTGAGTTCTTATATCAAAAATATGCATCACTAAAGATGTTTAAGTTTATGGCTGATTTATTAAAACAAAGTAAATCAACATTTGTAGATACTGCAGCATTTGCTCTTGGAATTACTGATTATAGTCCTACCTTTTTTAAGGTAGTAGGAAGTACTTCGGGTAAAGGAGCTAAAGTTCAAAAGTATCAATCAAGTGGTGGATTAGAATTAAAAGGAAAGATTAATATTACTGATACTAATATTGCAGCAGCTGTTGTATTTGAGTTTAAGGTTTTCAATAAAGCATATGGTACTGGTACTTTAAAAATGAATATTCGATTTAATGGTTCAACACAGGCAACACTTGAAATGTTAAGTGCGAAATGGGGTGGATAATATGAAAACTCAACTACTATGTACATTCACTCGCCAAACCGACTTAGAAGATGTTGTTAATATTATCATTGAGTGTAATGATATTTTATATGATAAGATTTATGTATTTTCAAATCAAAATGATCCATCACAATTAATCTGTACTTATAATGTAGAGTTTGATGATGGATTTCAAGAAGGTATAATAGATACAATCTCACTGCATAGAAAGAAACAAACCAATACATTATATACAATTAATGCATTAAATGAAGTGATTCGTTCTAAGAATAATGGGATATTGGATAAAAAGTTTATGGTTGATTGGACTGAATTTCAGAATTCATTGATACTTACTAATGAGACAGGACTGAATATAATACCGACAAAGATTTTTCAAATTATAAATGTGAAAGAACATGGAAAATGATTACACACATAACTTTTGTATATTTCGCTTTAGGGTTCATTTCAGCACTTATAGTTGTTGAATTAACCGATGGTCAACCAGCTAAAAAGGTTGACTACTCAAATATAGAATATACAATATCTAACCCGTATCCAATACAAGATACACCACAACAAGATACTTTTAATAGTCAGAGAAAAAACTGATGAAAATTAATACAGACATATTACCTAAATGGTGGTCTATAGTAGTTTGGATAATTATACTACTTTTCACACAAGGGTGCTATACACAACTCTCTATGTTCCATCCAGAAATCGAAAATGATGATAGTGAAGAATTCTATTCTTATTCTGTTGCAGGGCCAATGAAGTCAGTTGGGATATATGCTCAAGATGGAGCAGGACAATCATTAGGTATGGCATATCAAACGATGTATAATAGGTTTAGTGGTTTTTCAGGATATGGTAACGGATACAATTATTATAATCCATATTATAATTATAATGGTGGATACTATAATAATAGTTATACTTTAGGTGGATATACAATGCACATACCTTATACAGATTTATATAAATCAGGTGAAAAGAAAATAAGAACTTGGACACGAGATACTAAATCACCTGGAACAAATTTAACTGTTACGAGAACGAGAACTAATACTTCTGAATCAAGTAATAACGATAGTGGTCAAACTAACAGTTCTAATGTATCAAGTACAAGAAGTTCTTCAACAAGTTCTTCTTCAACAAGTTCTTCTTCAACAAGTTCATCAGGTGGACGGAGAGTAACAAGAAGAAACTAAGATGGGTTGGGTTGATTCTTTACCTAAGACACCAGATACGGTATATCGTAGAGTAACTTGGCCTAAAGGACATTGGAAAAAAATATATACAAAAGATTGGCCATTTACTCATTTTGAAACATATGATGAAGATAAGGATATTGTATATAATGATCAATGGTATCCAAAAGTACTTTATTATGAACACACATGGCCTTTGCGTGATTGGAATATGGGATTTAAAATGGTATTGGCTTTATTAGTAAGAATTTATTTTATGGCCCCAATAATAACAGCTGTTTGGTTATTAAAAATATGTATCGTAGTATGGGGTATATTTCCTATTATTAGGTTTTTTTTATAATATTAATATGAGAATTCATTTACACCAACTACACCAAATAGATAATTTTAGAGAATTATTAGAATTAGGACAAAATAAGTAAAAAAGTGCTTGACTTATATAGGCATTTAGTGTTATATTTAGGTATAAATAAAAGGTTATAAATATGGTAAACATAAAAAACAAAATAAGGAAATTAGACAAACTATCAGATTTAAATGAATTATCAAGATTCGTTAATGATTGTAAGACTATGTTGGGTAAAACTTCACTAACTGTTGGAGCTAATGTATTCGTTGTTCAGAAGACAAAGAAAACTCCTGGTGTTATCACTAAGATGAACATCAAGAGAGCTATTGTTGATATGAATGGTAGGTTGTATAATGTTCCTTTTGCTATGTTAGAATTAGCTTAAAAAAGTGAAAATAAAGCTTGACTTTCTCATATATATGTTGTATATTATAGTATAAGAAATGGATGATAAAGATTGAATTAGATAAAGCCCGACTCATTAGATTGAGATAAGATTGAAAAGTGTCTAAGGGCGTAAAGGCACAAGAATTAGGACGGGCTTCGAGTCCTTGAAATCGAAGTGGTGGTTTCGAGATTTCTACCGATTTGAAATCTCAAAGAATTGGAATGTATGTCGTTAAGGTTGAGATGATTAATCAACCAAGATAATGGTGGAGTGAGTAGGGTGTTAGATTTAATCAATCTACTATACCGATTGAAAGCTTCTGTAAGGTTCGAGTCCTTACCTTTCCACAAAATTGGTGTTGACCGAAAGGTAGTCTTTTGACTTGAATCGTTAGAAAACCACGACACCACAAGTTTTTGGTGATTAGGATTAAGAATCACTGCTAGCAGTCCGAAATCAGATCAGACGACTTCTTCTGGAATCACCAAAAGTTTTTTGAAAAAAATAAAAATAAAATGTATTTTGAGGTTTTATATATATATATATTATTGTATCAAGGTTGATGCAAAAGTTTTTTGACAATTTGGGATTTTGAAAAGTACAGGGAGTAATTAACTCTGTATGGAATTGACCGAATAATGGGTAGACTTTAGAAGCCCATAAGGTAATCCAAGATGAGTTCGTGGTGAACCTACAAGGCCGAATGGTTAAGTAGTTGAGGCATCAATCATCTAATGTACTTTCTGAACACATAAAGAAGCAATTCTTTAGACCTTGTTGTAGGTAAGGGTAAGACTGAAATCCTACTTTCATGGCTGAATCAATCTAAACTCAGAGAGATAAGGCAATAACACAGAGGTTGTACTCACTTCGATAGTCTTAACCAGACAGAGAAGAATCACCATAACTGGTGGGTGTTAGGTACAAGGGCAATAAAATCTGAGCAGAAAGTTGTAGGTATGCAAATCCTACATTCCCTAAAATTTCCAAAATTTAAAAAAAAGGTTCTCACCGATTTTTAGTTTCCACTTATAATAGACTTAAAAACGAAATGAACCTTTTTTTTTTGATCTAATTAAAATAGATCACATTTTAAGCTATTGGTATGATACTTATTATTGTATCAAGGTTACACTTGATTAACAAATGAAAAATAACAAATAATAATAATACATAAGGAGTTAAACAATGGACTTAAATGCAATTAAAAAACGCTTAAATCAGTTACAAACCACAAACACTCGAACTTCCAGTCTTTGGAAACCACAACCAGGAAAAACACAAATTAGAATCGTACCTTACGCTTTTAATAAAGATAATCCTTTTATCGAGTTATTCTTTCACTACAATTTGAACAACCGTTCTTATCTTTCACCAATTTCTTTTGGTAGACCAGACCCTATTGAAGAGTTTGCTCAAAAACTAAGAGGAAGTGGTAGTAAAGAAGACTATCAACTTTCTCGAAAGTTGGAAGCTAAAATGAGAACTTTTGCTCCAGTAATAGTTAGAGGTGAAGAATCACAAGGTGTGAAGTTTTGGGGTTTTGGTAAAACGGTTTATCAAGAGTTGCTTTCCATTATTGCTGACCCAGATTATGGTGATATCACAGACCCAGTAAATGGTCGTGATGTCGTGGTAGAATTTCTATCAGCTGAAGAAACAGGTGCAAGTTTCCCTAAAACAAACATTAGGGTTAAACCGAATCAAACACCTATTTCTGATGATCCAACAGTCTTAGAGGTCGTAAAGAAACAACAGGACATTACAGAAATCTATCAAGAATTGTCATATGATGATATGACAGAGATTTTGAATGAATGGTTGAATCCAAAAGAAGATGCAAAAGAAGAGGAATCTACTACTAAAGTAGATACTGTTGTTTCATCCGAATTGGAAAAGTCTAAAGTATCTGATACATCAGATGCTTTCGATGATCTATTTAATTCATAAATAAGAACCCCGTACTTGGGTGGCAGTTCACAGATTGAGAACAAGAGTTGGCTGTTATTGTACGCCTAACCACCCAATTACATTATTGATAGGAGAAAAAAATGTCATCAGTAAATGATGTGTTGGCTAAAACATTAGCCGACTCACTAAATAAAAAGTTCAAAGATACTAAAGTAGCATACTTTCTTGATGGTACGGATACAACACCTACCGATATCAAAGATTTTATTTCTACTGGTAGTTCCATGTTAGATTTGGCTATATCAAATAGACCAGATGGTGGAATTGCAGTTGGTAGAATTACAGAAATCAATGGATTAGAATCAAGTGGTAAATCTCTACTTGGTGCCCACATATTAGCAGAAACTCAAAAGAAAGATGGAATCGCTGTCTATATAGATACAGAGACTTCAGTTTCACAAGAGTTTTTGGAAGTAATAGGTGTTGAAATGGATAAGATGTTATATCTACATTTAGAAACCGTAGAAGATATCTTTGAAGCGATTGAAGAAATCGTAACAAAAGTTCGTGAATCAGATAAAGATAGATTGGTAACAATTATGGTTGATTCACTTGCTGGAGCTACTACAAAAGTAGAGTTAGAAGCGGACTTTAATAAAGATGGTTGGGCAACAGCCAAAGCAATTATCATCTCGAAGGCTATGAGAAAGATTACTCAAATGATTGGTAGAGAGAAAATTGCTCTTGTGTTTACAAATCAACTCAGACAAAAACTTGGTGTTATGTTTGGAGATCCTTGGACTACAAGTGGTGGAAAAGCATTACCATTTCACGCTTCAACTCGTATTCGTTTAAAGAATATGGGGCAAATCAAAGATACTGATAAAAATGTATTGGGAATGAAATGTAGAGCACAGATTGTTAAGAATAGATTAGGGCCACCATTAAGACATGCCGATTATGATATGTACTTCGATAGAGGAATAGATAATTATGGTGCATGGTTAACTGTACTTAAAGAACATAAGTTAGTTAAATCAGGTGGTGCATGGTACACTCTCACAGATGGAAAAGGTAAAGAACATAAATTCTTATCTAAAGATTGGGAAGAGTTAATTACGAGTAACGATGAAATAAAAGAATATGTGTATCAAATCATTTGTGATAAGGTTATATTAAAATATCAAGAAAAACTTGGTATTGATGATGTAGAGTTCACAGATGAGGTCATCGGTGATTAATCAAAAACACTTATCTATACTCGAAGAGATAAAAAAATCTGGCGGAAAGGTTGATAGTGGTGAACCAAATGACTCGGTTTTATTGATTGATGGATTAAACACTTTTATTAGAGTTTTTTCCGCTATACCAACTACTAATGAGGACGGGATCCACATTGGTGGAATAGTTGGTTTTTTAAGGTCAATTGGTTATACTATTAATATGGTAAGACCCACACGAACCATCATAGTTTTTGATGGTAAAGGTGGGTCTAACCGCCGTAGAAAAATCTTTCCAGAATATAAAATGGGCAGGAAGATGTCAGTTCGTTTGAATAGAACTACTGGTGTTTCGCTTACTCGTGAAGATGAACACAAGATGATGATTGCTCAATTAAATAGAGTGATTGAATATCTTGAGTGTTTACCTTTAACCATTACCAATATCGAAAATATAGAAGCAGATGATGTGATTGGATATTGTGCTAAACATTTATTCAAAGATTCAAAATCTACTATAATGTCAACCGATAAAGATTTTCTACAATTAGTTGATGAAAATATCAAAGTCTATTCACCTACAAAAAAATTAATGTATGATGAAGAGAGAATCTTAAATGAATATGGAGTCAATTCTAAAAACTTTTTATTGTATAGAATATTGGATGGTGATAAATCAGATGGTATACCAGGAATAAAAGGGGCAGGATTAAAAACATTATTGAAAGTGTTTCCATTTCTTGAATCACCACATGAGATTACAATAGAAGATATATTGAAAAGTTCTCAAGTAAATAAAGACAAATATAAAGTATGTGAAATAATTAGTGATTCAGAAGAACAATTACATTTGAATAAAAAACTTATGGATTTAACAGATGGTATTATGTCTGGCAGTTCAAAGTTAAGAGTTAAGAATCAATTAGAACAACCAATCCAAAGAATTATTAAACATAAATTTCAAAAAATGTTTTTGGAAGATAAGTTATACACAGCTCTACCTAATTTAAATAGTTGGTTGGCAACAACATTTAATAGATTAAATTTCATGGCGGAGAAAACTCATGGATAAGGAGTATACAGAAAAACAATTAGAACACATATATGGTAAATGGTTATATGAATATGGTGGTTCACAAGATATAAAAACTTTTAGAGAGTATGTAAATGAATACAAAGGTGATCCCGATAAGTATGGGAATTGCCCCTGTTACACTTGTCAATCAGGGGAGTATTAAAAAATGGGTAGAAAAATTAAATATAAAACAAAAAAGGAAAAAAAAGAAGCTCAAAAGAGATGGCAAATGGAGCATTATAGAAGAAATTCAGATACGATAAAATCAAAGGCTCGAGAAAGATATCGTGAAAAGAAAAGAAAAGAATTTTATGATAAAAAGGTACATGATATGTATGAGAACTTGGAATGAGTTCAGTAGACTATAGTGTATTGAGTAAATTTCTTGATGAAGATAAGTTATCTTTAGATTATCATAAGGTATGTAGTAGTTTAGATAAAATAGAAATAGAAGATGCAGTTGAGATTATCTTCAAGTATTATAGAAAGAATGGATTCCCACATTATACAATTCGTGAAGAAGAGAAACACGAACAAATAAGAAAGTTACAGAATTTTAAACACGAACAAATACTTGATGGTGATGAGATAACTCAGACTATGAATGGATTGAGGTTGGCTTGGAGTTATTTTCCACAATTTTGGGAAGTTCCTTGTGGTAATGCAAAAACCACACCAATGGAAAATTTCCACAATGATGACAAGTTGAAAGAGGTTATCAAGAAGACAATTAAATGGCATTACAATCATAGTGATAAACCACATTGGACAGAGAATAGATTCAGACAGAACATAAAGATATATGGTGGAACACAAACCGTATCTAACTTTCGTCCTACTGCTGCAAAATACATTTATGAAACTTATGGTGGAGATGGAGTTGTTTGGGATATGAGTTGTGGTTGGGGTGGACGATTACTTGGTGCACTTTCATCTAAAAGAATTAAAAAGTATATTGGTACAGAACCTTCAACAAAAACATTTGAGGGATTGAATAAGATTAAAGAAGAGTTTAGTTATCTTGGTAAGGAAGTAGAATTACATTGTCTTGGTAGTGAAGTATTTAAACCAAAAGAAAAAGTAGATTTATGTTTTACTTCACCACCATATTTTAATACTGAAAAGTATGCGGATGAACCTACTCAAAGTTATATTAAATTTCCAACAGAACAAGAATGGATAGATGGATTTTTATTTCAAACTTTACAAAATACTTTTGATTCTACGAAAGTAAATGGATATTTATTATTGAATATAGCGAACACTTCGAGTGGGAAAAATATTGAAAACGGTACTTTAGAAATAGCAAAAAAAATAGGTTATAGTCATATCAACACACTTAGATTAAATTTATCTACCATGGCCAGAGATGGTGATGGTTCAGGTTCAAAGTATGAACCTATCTTTGTATTCAAAAAGGAAAAACATATTGAGAGTAATGTTCCAAATCCATACGGAGATGATGGATGGGCAACACCATGAGTGAATCATTAATAAAATACGGAACTTCCTTTCAGAGTAAAATTATTTCAAGTTTATTAACTGATGTAAAGTTTGTAAAACAAATTATTGATATTCTTGAAGTAAGTTATTTTGATACAGATTCAAATAAATTTTTAGTTAAATCAATTAAGGATTATTTTACTAAATATAAATCACAACCAACTATGGAAAGTATTAAAGTTATGGTTGATGATGTAGAGAATGATGTATTAAAGGTAGCAATTGTAGATTCATTGAGAGGTGCTTGGCAACATAGAGAAGATCCAGATTTAGAATTTGTTAAAGAAAAAACATTAGAGTTTTGTAAAAATCAAATAATGAAAAATGCAATTATGCAATCGGTAGAATTGTTGGAAACACAACAATATGACGATATAAAGGGAATTATAGATAAAGCAATGACTGCTGGTATGGAAAGAGATATCGGACACGAATACATTACTGGGTTTGAAGAACGAATGACAAAACAAGCACGAGATACTCAACCTACGGGTTGGGATAGTGTTAATGATTTAATGGATGGTGGACTTGCAGGTGGAGAACTTGGAGTGATAGTTGCTCCAGCAGGGATTGGTAAATCATGGACACTACAGGCAATCGGTACACATGCTATGAAAAAAGGATTAACGGTAATTCATTATACATTGGAGTTAAATGCGGCTTATGTTGGGTTACGATATGATTGTATTATAAGTGGACAACCTACAGGAAATCTTCAGTACTACAAGGATGATGTACAGAGAGCAATTGATAAGTTAAAGGGAAATCTTATTATCAAATATTATCCAACGAGAACAGCAAGTGTAAACACAATATTTGCACATTTACAACAATGTGAATTACAAGGAATAAAACCAGATTTGGTTATTGTGGATTACGCTGATATTATGAAATCAACATCTAACTTCACAGAAAAAAGACATCAGATTGGGCATGTATATGAAGAGTTAAGAGGTATGGCAGGTGAGTTTGATATACCGATATGGACAGCTTCACAAGCAAATCGTTCATCATTAGACGAAGATGTAATTGATGCTAGTAAAGTATCAGAAGATTACTCTAAGGTTATGACAGCAGATTTCGTTATGAGTATGAGTAGAAAAGTAGAAGATAAAATCGCAAATACAGGTCGATTTCATGTGATTAAAAATCGTTTTGGTCCTGATGGAATTACATTCCCAGCAACCATTAATACGAATACAGGTTATATACAAATTTATGAAACTAATACTCAAGGTGGTAAAGAAGTACAAGGAAAGATGAATAATGCTGATGAATATATTAGAAAAACATTAGCACAGAAGAAGAAAGATTTTGACGGAGAAGGGTTTGAATAAAAAGTACACACTTGGTGTTCACTTTTTAAAACTTCAAAGAAAAAGTTTTTTAAACTTCTAAAAAAATGTATATATAGTGTTTAAAATATTATATATATTATAGGTATATTAGGAAGTAGATAAATGTTGTGAACAAGCAGAAATAGGAGTTGTAGTGGAAAAGTTTAAGTTATCGGAAAATTTTATCGACAAATATAAAAGAAAAAAACCACCGTTTGGTTTTAATGGGTTAGGTGAACTGGTTTATATGAGAACCTATTCCCGTATCAAAGAGAATGGAAAAAATGAGAGATGGTGGGAAACCGTCCAAAGAGTTGTAGAGGGAACATATTCAATGCAATGGAATTGGATTAATTCTCATCAATTAGGTTGGAATCCGTGGCAAGCACAGAAATCTGCACAAGATATGTATGATAGAATATTCAATATGAAATTTTTACCACCTGGTCGTGGTTTATGGGCAATGGGAACATCAATCACAGAAGAAAAGAAATTATATGCAGCTCTAAATAATTGTGCATTCGTATCTACTAAAACACTTAAAGAAGATTACTCAAAACCATTCTGTTTTCTAATGGATGCAAGTATGTTAGGTGTTGGTGTTGGATTTGACTGTAAGGGTGCTGGTGAAATACTTGTTAAAGGTATAGATAAAGATAGGGATTCAACAATATTTCAGATTCCAGACACAAGAGAAGGTTGGGTAGATTCGTTAAGGTTATTATTAGAAAGTTATTTTCATGGTTCACACCCAGTAGAGTTTGATTATACAAAGATTAGAGCATTAGGAGAACCAATCAAAGGATTTGGCGGTGTTTCAAGTGGTCCAGACCCATTAGAAGAAGTTCACGAAGATATAAGAAAAGTATTAGAAAAGAATAGTGGAGAACTAATTACCGTAACTACAATTGTGGATATAATGAACCTAATTGGTAAATGTGTCGTAGCAGGGAATGTAAGACGAACAGCAGAGATTGTGTTCGGTGATCCCCATGATGATGAATATTTAGATTTAAAAAATTATAAAGTTAATCCAGACAGAGAACAATATGGGTGGACTTCAAACAATAGTATATTTGCAGAACTTGGTATGGATTATACAGAAGTTTCAAAACGAATCGTAGATAATGGAGAACCTGGTTTAGCTTGGTTAGAAAATATGAGGAAATTTTCTCGTATGCAAAATGGTGGAGATAATAAAGACCATAGAGTTATGGGTGGAAATCCTTGTATTGTTGGTGAAACATTAGTAGCAGTAGCTGATGGTAGAAATACAGTTCCAATTAAAGATTTAGTAGATACTCAATACCCAGTTTATTCAGTTGATGAAAATGGAAAAGTAGTCATCAAACAATCAATTAAAACTTGGAAAACAAAAGAAAATACAGAAGTGTGGAAACTTACTTTGGATGATGGTTCTAATTTATTAGCAACACCTGACCATAAAATTATGTTACGAAGTGGTGAATATAAAGAACTTAGAGATTTACAAAAAGATGAATCAGTATTTCCATTTAATAGTTTTAGTAATAAAGGTTATAGAAACATACGAGGTACCGGGAAAAAAGCAAGTGGATTAAGACAGTATAGATTAATCACAGAATCAGAACTTGGTTATATGCCTACCGCCAAAGAGTATGCTATTCATCATATAGATTTTGATAAGACAAATGATTCATGGGATAATTTAGATGTTATTACTCAATCAGAACATAGTAGATTACATAGATTAGATAAAAATCCAATGCATAACCCTGTAAATGTAGAAAAGATGAAAGAAACTACTCGTATTAATGGTGGTCATTACGGTGAGCGAAATGGTATGTACGGTAAAAATCACAAAGATTCTGCATTAAAATCTATTGGTAAAAAATCAACTAAAAATTGGGAAAATCAACGAGATTTTATGATTGAATCGATTAAAAATGGTATGACCAATGAAGTAAAAAAACATTTATCCGACATAAAAAAATCAAGAACTGCGTGGGTTGATTGGAACTGTCCAGTATGTAATGAACATAAGACACTTACAGAATATCAAGCTTCCAAAAGAAAAACTTGCAGTCATTCTTGTTCTAATGTTAAAAGAAGTATGGAAAATCAAGGTATTTGGAATCATAAAGTTGTATCAGTTGAGTTTTATGGGTATGAAGATGTTTATGATATGACTGTTGAAGATACACATAATTTTGGTGTGATAACATCTACAAAAGACAACAAATATTTAGATTCATCTGGTTTGTTTATCCATAATTGCCTGGAACAAAGTTTGGAAAGTTATGAACTTTGTTGTCTTGTAGAAACATTTCCAAACAATCACGACTCATTAGAGGACTATCAAAGAACACTTAAATATGCTTATCTGTATGCTAAAACGGTAACACTTGGTAGAACTCATTGGAGTGATACAAATAGAGTTATGTTGAGAAATAGAAGAATTGGATGTAGTGTTAGTGGAGTTGCACAATTCATTACTAATCATGGATTAGATAAATTAAAAACTTGGTTAGAAGATGGATATGATGTTATACAAGAATGGGATAAATTATATTCTGATTGGTTCGCCATACCAAAATCAATTAAAACCACAAGTGTTAAACCAAGTGGAACGGTTTCATTATTAGCAGGAGCAACTCCAGGATTACATTATCCCGAAAGTCGTTTCTATATTCGGAGAGTAAGATTATCAAATCAATCTGAATTAATAGAACCATTGAAAAAAGCAGGTTATAAGTTAGAGCCAGCATTTGGTTCGGAGAATACAACTATGGTTGTAGATGTTCCAGTAGATGTTGGAGAAGGTATAAGAACTGCGGCTGAACTTTCGATTTGGGAACAATTCAGTTTAGCCGCGTTCTTACAACGACATTGGGCAGATAACCAAGTTAGTTGTACGGCAACATTCAATCCTGAAACAGAAGCTGAAGAACTACCATATGTATTGAATTATTTTCAATATAGATTAAAAGGAATTTCATTATTACCAAGACATGATTATGGAGCTTACAAACAAATGCCATATGAAGCAATAGATGAGAAAACTTATAATAAACAATTAAAAAAATTAAAACCTCTTTCATTTGGTGTAATTAAAAATGAAGAGGCTGAAATAGATAAATTTTGCAATAATGATTCATGTGAGATTCAACCATTAAGTGGAGATAACGATGATCAAGATTATGCAAACTAAGATTTCACATACCCGAATAGGCAGTTGACGCACCTATGAAAAAATGCGTCTCAAACAAACAAACAGAGGAGATTATAAATGAAAAAAAATAATCTAATATCTGTATTTTTAACAATGATGATGCCAATGTTCTTATATGGGCAGGTAGTCGGAACAGTTACAGATACAGAAAAGAACCCATTGATTGGGGCTGATATTGTAGTACAAGGAACTGATTTAGGTACATCTGCTGATGCAGATGGAGCTTACTCTATTGATTTAGGGGCAGGAACTTATACAATTAAAGCTTCTTCAATTGGATATGCATCCCATACAGTAGAGGTTGAAGTGGTAGAGGGAACGGCTAGTACCGTAGACTTCTCACTTTTAATATCTGCACTTGAGATGTCTGCACTTGAAGTTTTAGCTTCAAGGGCTGATGATAAAACACCTGTTGCTTATACTACAGTTAGTAAAGAAGAAATTGAATTTCGTCTTGGTTCACAAGACTTACCAATGTCTTTAAATACTACACCAAGTGTATATGCTACGCAACAAGGTGGGGGTGCGGGTGATGCCCGTATCAATGTTCGCGGGTTTAATCAGAGGAATGTAGCAGTAATGATAAACGGAGTTCCACAAAACGATATGGAAAACGGTTGGGTCTATTGGTCTAACTGGGATGGAGTTGCAGATGCAGCTCAATCTATCCAGATGCAGCGTGGATTAAGTGCCGTTAACTTGGCTGCCCCCTCAATTGGTGGTACGATGAACATAATCACAAATCCTGCTTCCGCTTCAAAAGGTGGTAAGTTTAAACAGGAAGGTGGTGCAGGGGGTTTTCTGAAAACCACATTGAATTACAATTCAGGACTTATTGGTGATAAATTCGCCCTAAGTGGTACTGTAGTTCGTAAAACAGGTGATGGTGTCATTGACAAGACATGGACAGACGCTTGGGCATATTATTTTGGTTCAAGTTATCAAGTAAATGCTGACCATCGATTGGAATTATATGCAATCGGTGCTCCACAGCGACATGGACAAAATCTATACAAACAGAATATCGGTGCTTATGACGCTGATTTTGCTGCAAGTGTAGATGGATATGATACTGAAGCACTTGGTGAAGATGGTAAGTTCGCAGATGTAGGACATAAGTTTAATCAAAACTGGTCACCAGTTGACCCATCATATAAAGGTAAACAATACTGGTATATGTATGGTGTAGGTGGACTTTTTGATAGTGGACTACAAGATAGACACGCAAGTGATTATCTAAACGAAAGAGAAAACTACTTTCACAAACCATTAGTAAATCTAAATCATTTTTGGACAATAGATGATAAGACAAGTTTAAGTTCAGTCTTTTATTGGTCAGGTGGTTCTGGTGGTGGAACAGGAACTTATGGTAAGATTCCTACATTTGATGCTGATGGTAATCTTGGTGATGATGACTATAAATTTTATTATGGTCGTGGTCCCTGGACTCGTGATTGGAATAGTCTTATAGCATATAATTCTGGAGATGATTCAGTAGTATATGTAGATAAGTCAGCTCTTACACGAACACATGGTGTTGATAATAATCAATCAGTTGGTATTCTTCGTAATAGTATCAATCGTCAAAATACTTATGGTGTAATTTCTAAACTTAATTACGATATTAGTGATGAGTTTAAGTTACAAGTAGGTATTGATTGGAGAACCGCAGGTATAGAACACGCACGAGAAGTTCGTGATTTATTAGGTGGAGATTATTATTTGGATTTTGCTGATGATAACGCACCAGATGGTAAAAGAGTTGGGTTAGGTGATATAATCGCTTATCACAATGAAACTACCGTTGATTGGTTGGGTGGATTTGTACAAGGTAATTATAGTAAAGATAATCTAAATCTATATGGTATGGGTGGATTATCAAGTATTAAGTATTCTTACCAAGACCACTTTTCAGTTGCTGATGAAGTAATAAAAGCTGATGCTATTTATGCTGCTCAGTTCAAAGGTGGAGCAATGTACGACATAGATGATAATGTTAGTCTTTTTGCTAACATTGGATATGTTGAAAAACCACCTATCATGGATAATGTGATTTACTTTGATGGTACGGTTGCTTCTGATCCAAATAATGAAAGTTTCATTAGTTCAGAAGCTGGTGTCAATTTCGAATCTGAAAGATTTGCTGTTAAGGCAAATGTTTACAATACAGATTGGAAAGACAGAAACCTTACTAAAGCAGTAACCACAGGACAAGGTGATTCAGGAGATACTGATGTCATTTTCTTAACAGGTATTCAACAAAAACATCAAGGACTTGAGATTGAAGCTTCTACACAACTACATAAATTGGTTCGTATAGATGCAGCAGTAAGTCTTGGTACTTGGAAGTTTGATGGTGATGCTCATGGAAAGTATCAATCAAATGAATATGATGATGATGGTAATGTAACTGGTTTAACCACTACAGATTATCAATACGCCCTTGACGGGTTGAATGTTGGTGATATGCCACAGACTTCATATGCACTTGGTGCAACCATTTTTCCTGTAAAGGGATTAGTAATTTCAGCACTATGGAATTCTTATGATAAGAACTATAGTGATTGGAGTCCTGATTCTCGTGAATACGATGGTTCAGATGAAGATGCAGACAGAGAACAAGTATGGGAAGCACCATCTTATTCAAAGGTGGACTTACATGCTTCATATTTACTACCAGTTAGTGGATATGACATATCTTTATTTGCTCATGTGTTTAACGCTTTAGACGAAACATATGTACAAGATGCAGTAGATCATAGTCAATACAATAGCTATGGGAGTAAAACTCACTCAGCACATAACGCTGAAGTATTTCTTGGTACACCAAGATACTTTAACTTAGGGTTAAGTGTTAATTTCTAAAAAGTAGAGTTTGGGGGGGATTGGAATATATTTCCCCCACTTTATTAAGTTCGGAGAACTTATTGCAAATAAAGCTTGACTTGTATAGGTTTTTATTCGTATATTCAGATATGAAAAATTGGAGAATTACATAGTTGTATCAATCAATATATTTTGAAATGAGAAAGCAGAAAATTCATCTGTGGGATGATAAAAAGGGATATCTCATAATCCCATATAAAAAATACGCTTATATAAAAAATTCAACAGGACAACACTTTACACTTGATGGTGATAAAGTTAAAAAGATTTTCCATTGGGAAGATAACACTCCTGGTTTACACGAAAGTGATGTACCACAAACTACAAGATTTTTAGTTGACCAATATATGGATTCAGATGAACCATCCATTGGAAATAGAAAAATATTTTTTGATATTGAGGTAGAGGTTACAGAGGGATTTCCTGATCCAATGAAAGCTCCAAATAAAATAACTTCAATTTCATTATATGACGAGATAACTAAGACATATTTTGCGTATGTGTTGGATGAGAAAAAACAAATTCAGAATTATACAAAAGATAATCAGATAGTTGAGTTTTATATTACAGAGTATGAAATGTTAACTTCATTTTATAGAAAATATTCGGAAATACAACCAACAATATTAAGTGGGTGGAATAGTGATAGTTTTGATATTCCTTATTTATATAATCGTTCAGTAAGAGTATTGGGTAAAGATGTAGCAAGTATGTTATCACCAATTGGCCAAATTTTTTATAGTGAATACAAGAAAAAGTATACTATTGCTGGAGTTAATCAAATGGACTATTTACATTTATATAGAAAGTTTTCACCCATCCAACAATCAAGTTATCGTTTAGATTACATTGGTGAAGTTGAAGTTGGTATGAAGAAAATTGAGTATGATGGAACACTTAATGATTTGTATGAGAAAGATTTACAGAAGTTTGTAAATTATAATATTCGAGATGTTCAAATACTCGTGGAATTAGATGAAAAATTGGATTTCATTGATATTGCTCGTGGTATAGCTCATATTGGTCATGTACCATATGAAGATGTGTTTATGAGTTCAAGATATCTTGAGGGTGCGATATTAGTTTATTTGAAAAAGATTGGTGTGGTGGCACCCAATAAACCACCAAGACCTAAAAAGAAGCTTGAAGATAAATTTGCAGGTGCTTATGTACAATCACCACAACGAGGTAGACACGAGTGGGTATTTGATTTAGATATTACATCAATGTATCCAAGTGTTATTCGTAGTTTAAACATTTCACCCGAAACCAAGATTGGTAAGGTTGAAAATTGGAATGCAAATGAATATATAAAAAAATCTCATAAACAAACATATCAAGTTAAAAATAGGAATGGAAAAGAGGTTGGTAAATTATCTGAAATAGAATTAAAAGATTATTTAGAAAGTCAAAAAATAAGTATATCAAGTAATGGTATAATGTATCGTACAGATAGACAAGGATTGATTCCAGCACTATTAACAAAGTGGTTTAATGAACGAGTAGAGATGAGAAAACTTGTAAAGAAGTTTCATGAACAAGGTGATACTAAAAAACAAGAATACTTTGATAGACGACAATATCTACAGAAGATTCTATTAAACTCATTATATGGTGTATTGGGTTTACCAGTATTTAGATTTTATGATATTGATAATGCTGAAGCAACCACACTTACAGGTCAATCATTGATTAAGTTCAGTAAGAAGATTACTAACCACTTTTATAATAAAGAGTTAGGTACTGATAAGGATTATGTTATCTATATCGACACAGACTCTATTTTCGCATCCGCAGTACCATTGATTGAACATAGATTTCCAAACGAGAAACTATCAGAAACAATGATGACACAGAGAATTATGGAAGTGTGTGGTGAAGTACAGGACTATTTGAATCAAAGTTATGATTTCTTTTCTAAGAAGTTTCTTAATGTTGATAAACACGAGTTTGATATCAAACAAGAAGTTATTGCGAAAACAGCATTGTTTATTGTGAAAAAACGATATGGTTTACATATTATTAATGATGCTGGTAGAAAAGTAAATAAGATCCAAGTAAAAGGATTAGATACAGTTCGTAGTAATTTTGCAGTAGCTATGAAAGACTTATTAAGTAAAGTTTTAGAAGATATATTGGCAAAAGTACCAAAAGAAAAAATTGATGAGAGAATATCAATATTCAAAAGAAATATGCACAATCTATCTTATGATGTAATGGCAAATCCTATCGGTGTAAAGGGTATTGGTAAGTATATTTCTAAAGATGAAGAGTCATCATTCAGTAAATATAAAAAGGGTGCGCCAGTTCATGTTAAATCAGCCATAAATTATAATTCATTATTGGATTATTGGTATGAGGGTAGAAAATATGAAAAGATATCCAACGGAACAAAGATTAAATGGGTGTATTTAAAAGATAATGAGTTTGGATTTGATACCATAGCTTATAAAGGTTATGAAGACCCAAAAGAAATATTAGAATTAATTAAAAATAAGATAGATAGTAGTAGAATGTTCGAACAGGCTATGAGTAAAAAACTCGGTATGTTCTATGAAAGCATGGGATGGGAAGCAGTAGTTGATAAACAACAAAGTATTGAAAGATTTTTTTGATTTTGAACAATCTTATATATATGTATATATAGGAACAATAACATACATAAGGAACAAACGGTTATGAATAAAACACAACTAATTAGGTATATTAACAAATATGCACTTGGCGGAGAAATAAAATCGGTTAAGTGGGTTAGTGATGGAACAAAACTATCAACAAGGTTTATCTCAGGTGATAAATCAGTAGTTGGTTCGGTAGTAGTAGATAAATTCTCTGGAGTAGATGCATCAGAATTAGGAGTCTATAATACACCACAACTTTTAGCATTATTATCAGTTTTAAGTGATGATGTAGAGTTTAAATTAACATCTTCGGGTGATAAGTTTATTAGTATTGACATGAAAGACACTAAATATAATACTACTTCAAAGTATATGTTAAGTGATTTAAGTGTAATACCAACACCACCAGCGTTGAAAAACTTACCAAGTGAATTTGATTTAGATATTAAAGTAAATTCTTACTTTATAAATACATTCATTATGGGTAAGGGTGCTCTTACAGATAGTGAATCTTTTACAATAATAACAAAAGATGGAAAGGTTAGTGTTGTTATAGGTTATAGTAATGTTGCAAGTAATCGTATTACAATTCCAGTTGAAGTTGAAGAATATACAGAAATTGAACCAATCTCATTTAATGCTAATATGTTTTCAAATATATTGAGTGCAAATAAAGAGTGTACAGGTGCTTCTCTAAAGATTAGTGAATCAGGTTTGAGTAAAATAAACTTTAATGTGGATGAATACAAATCAGAATATTATTTGGTTGCAACACAACAAGTTAGCTAATGTACCTATCTTACTTTGATAAGTTCTATGATATGGAGCCTTATCTTTCAATAGAAGAGAAAGAATGGGAATACATAAAGAACACCTTTGAAAAACAAGATGTACGAGAAAGTCTTGCAAAAGTTGCAATGACATATCCACCACCATACATGAACATTTCAGAAAATGGAGCATACAAAGAGTTACAGAAACTTAAAGGTATGAGACATAATGATTTATTGGTAGATGGTGAGTGGTTTGCACGAGAGGGTACAAAGTATCGTTATGATTTAACATTCGAAGGTAAACAACAATACTTTAAACGAATCAATACAGGTAACGCTTCAAGTAATTACTTTCAACAAGAAAATCGATGGAGTGTGGATGGAACAATAGCACCAGGACCAATTAGAACTTGGGGTAGTTATAAGTTTATGACTACATTAATGGGTGCCGCATATACTTTAAAACTTCCCAAAATAAATAAGGGTGCTCTTAGAGTTATGATAAGTTTGAGAAAGTACATTTGTTCACAGTTTAAACCAAATGTGGCAAAAGTACTATACGATAAGTTAGGTAGTCAAAATATACTTGATTTTAGTGCAGGTTGGGGTGATAGATTAGCAGGATTCTATGGTAGTGAAAGTGGTAAGTATTATCTTGGAATAGATCCAAGAAAAGAAAACCATCCTATCTACAGAGAACAAAAAGAGTTCTATGAAAAACATAGAAATATGTTTTTTGAAGTCGATAAGGATTGTGAATTTATTGAATCCCCCGCAGAGGATGTGGATTTCAAAGAGTATGAAAATATATTTGATACCGTATTCACATCACCACCATATTTTTCAGTTGAACGATATAGTTATGAAGATACTCAAAGTTGGGTACGATATAAAGAAATAGATGATTGGAATAAAAACTTTTTACAGAAAACTATTGAAAATTTATGGGTTTCTATTAAGAGTGGTGGATATTTATTAGTGAATATTGCTGATGTATTTGCTAGAACTGGAACACAAAGAAATATGGTAGAGATTTGTAATCCTATGAATGATTTTTTATCAACATTTAGTGATTCAGAGTATCAAGGTTGTATTGGAATGGAAATGGCTAAACGACCAAATAGTGGTGGAGCAGGAATGGCAAGAGCATCAGATGAAAGGTTTCATGGCTCTACGATTAAGAAGGCAGAAGAAACCAAAGATAAAAGATTTTGTGAACCAATTTGGATTTGGAAAAAATTATAATGGATGAAATTAAAAATTCACTTTGGACGGAAAGATATCGGCCTTCAAACCTTGACACTTACATTGGAAATGAACATCTAAAGAGTAAGGTTAAGGTTTATCTGGAGAGTGGCGACTTACCACATCTTTTACTGTACGGAAGAGCTGGTACAGGTAAGACCACTCTCGCAAAACTACTTGTTAATAATATAGATTGTGATTATCTATATATTAATGCATCAGATGAGAATAGTGTAGAGATAGTTAGAGATAAAGTAAAGAACTTTGCCTCAACACTTGGGTTTGCAGAGATGAAGATTATCATTTTAGATGAGTGTGATTACATCACACCAAATGCACAGGCAGCACTTCGTAACTTGATGGAAACATTTAGTAAACATTGTAGATTCATTCTAACCTGCAATTTCGTAGAGAGAGTTATAGACCCAATTCAATCGAGATGTCAATCTTTTCAAATTATACCACCAGATAGGAAACAAGTTGCACTTCATGTTTCAAATATTTTACAGAATGAAAAGGTGGATGCAACAGTAGATGACATTGTAACGATAGTTAATGGTGGTTATCCAGATATAAGAAGAGTTATAAATTCTATACAACGACAAGTTGTAAATGGTAAACTTGTTATTGATGAGGGAATGGCAATACAGAATGACTACAAGAACCAAGTATTAGATATTTTAAAAACACAAGATAAAAAGAATTCGTTTAAAAACATTAGACAAGTATTGGCAGATTCCAAAATAACAGACTTTAGTGATTTATTTAGATTACTATTTGACACAGTAGATGATTGGGGTAGAGGTCATGTTGCAGAATGTATTTTAACATTAAGTCAATATCAACAAAGTGATGCTATAGTAGTGGATAAAGAGATTAATATTATGGCTATGTTCGTTGAGGTAATTGGAAAAATAAAATGAGAAAAGGATTTTGTGTATCACCATTTAGATATTCTGAAATAAGAGATAATGGAGATGTTTGTGATGGTTGTATAGGCGAAGTGGATAATTTTAATAGAGTTAGTAATTATAAAGATATATTATGTACGACTATTTAAAAGAAATTCCACCAGAGTATAAACAAGAATATAAAAGTTTAGTTAATAACGCTCTACCTGCGCCCTTCGGAACTCAGGAAAGATATGATTTTGTAAAATATCAACTAATTATAATTGCGTATAGAGAAGAGAGTTTTATAGGTGATTGTGTAGAATCACTTATTAATCAAACAACTTCACCTTATGAATTTGAAGTATTAATTGTAAATAATTGTTCAATAGAAGAAGAATTAGATAATACTGAAATAGTAGTTAAAGAAAAATTAGATAAATACAAATATGATAATATACATTTAATAAATGTAAAATTTCCCAATGAAATACAAGGTGCAGCCTTAGCTGCAAAATTTGGAATAGATGTTGCATTACATAGATGGAGTAAGTATGATGATTTTAATGATGGAATAGTTGCATTCTTTGGTGCAGATAATGTATTTGAAAATCATTATGTTGAAGAAGTATTAAAAACTTTCAAAAATCCATCTAAATATGAAAATCCACATCAATTAAATCCAATAGGTTTGGGTGAAGATAGGTTAGATATATTAGTAACGAAATGTGATACTTATAATTTTACAAGTTTAGAGAGTGTAATTGATATTTCAAAGTTAAAACCTTATATAAATGAAATAGAAACTATGAACGGATTGTTGGGAAAATGGTATTATAATAATTTTGACATAGTGTGGGGAATTAAAAAAGATGAAGGGGTTAGTTTAGATAAAAATTTATTGTACAGGGTAGACGATGGTACTGAATTTTGGCCTAAAACATTTAGAGCTAAAATTTATAATGATTTAGGTGGAATTGGAATTCAACCACAAGAAGAGCAGGCTATAATAGTTAAAGCTGTGAAGAATAATTGTGTTATAAAATATAATGATAAAACAAATTTTACTCATATACATAGATTAGAAAAACCAAGAGTTTTTGATGGTAGTATGACACAAACATTACATGATAGTTCTGAAGCATATATTAATAATTCAGAGTTAACGGCCTATCAACTTGATTATTGGACAATGAGAAATAACATTGAAAAATATTTTTATGAAAGAAAATTCTATGATGATTGGAAACCAAACTTTTTTACAGAACAAGATTTGGATAAAATATTGGTAAAATCTGGTGAATCATATTTATATTATAGAAATAAGTTTATTTATCAGTTTCAGGAAGAGATAAATAAGATTTACAAAAAGATAAGTATCAATAAAGTTATTAATGATATAAAGAAACAAATATAAAGGAGTTAAAATGAGTACAAAACCACAAAGACAGTTCCAACAGCCACGACAAGCACAACCACAGGTAGATTTATCGAAAGCAGATACCGTACGGTGTGATGATCCTGAATGTAATAATGTGTTGTTTATACAATC